ATGTGCAGTTATATGTGCTCTATGGTCTTGTCCTGGGAACGCTTGGAATGGTTTCCCTGCAAGAGCATCAATGTGTTCTAATGCAGGGTCCTTTGGTGTGGGTTGATCTGGTTTAATTAAAATTCTATCTACATCTCTAACACCTAATGCTGAATACATATTTTTGTAAACTTCATACATGTTATGAATTCCAGGATTAGCCATTGCTAATTGTAATTCTGTTTGTGCAATAGATATTCTTTGTGTTTGTGAAAATATATTTGGATCAGCAACTGGAATGATATCTACTTTGTCATCAAAGTCTGCTTGTTTAATTGTTCTTTGTCCACCAACAACTTCATATGGATATTCTGGTGGTAAATATAATTTAAATACATTTGCTAATAATCTAAATTCCTCTTTCATTGAGGCATAAATTCTTTTGTGAATAGCAGACATTGTTCTGCTTCCTCTTTCCAGCAAAGCCACGGTCGTGCCCACTGCTGCTTGCTGATTCCCATCCCCTACTTGCATGTCAGCTATCGAAGCAAAGCGCTGACCTGCTTGAACCACGACCCCCATTAATTGCAATAAAGTTTGTGAAGGTTCTTTATAAGGTAAAGTCATAAATGCATCTCTTAAATTTCCTCCAGGTGCATCTACATCTCTCCATTCACCAGGTTGAATAGATTGAGCATCATCTCTAATTCTAATTCCTCGTTGTTTGAATCCAGCAGGTAAATTAGATAATGTTCCTGCATCTAATAATTGTCTTAATGCTTGAGTTGCAGTTCTTGATAAACCACCAATCATTTGGATTAAGCCATTACCATAGAATCCAAAACCAGGTAAAAACTTAAAGTGTACAAAATAATTAATTTTTTTCTTTAATAGATCATTTTGATCATAATTTCTTCTAATAGATAAAACTTCTCTTGATCCTTCTTCAATCGTTACAATGTATGGAAGTTTAATTCCAGTGGGCTCACCAGTCTGTGGATTTATATCTTCAAATCCTTCCAGATCTAAATTAACATGACATTCGTAAAGTGTAAAAACATCTTCTGTTTGTCCACTCATAGTAACACCTTCTAATTGTCTTTCTTTAGATTTAACATCATCTGCTTCAGTTAAATCATCAGAAGGTTTTAATTCTATGTCTCTATAAAATCCTGATATCTGTTGCTTACGTAATTCATTTTCTGAAATTTTAATTACATGCACAACTGCTTCTGCATCTTCTAAACTATTTGCTGTGTATGGAACAATAATATCTTGAGCTTGAATAAATTTAGATACAGCTCTTCCAAGAATATCATCGTAATAAACTTTTTTAAATGTAGATCCTGATAAAGGTAAATAAAATAACATTTGATCAAACTCTGGTTCATATTCTTTCATGACATCCATAATTTGATAGTTCATAAATTCAGAAACTCTATCTGCTTGATCTTGAATTTCTGGTGTATCTAATCCAATCACTTGAGTTCTAACTGGTCCTTCTGGTGGTAATAATTCTTTGTAAGCTTGTGCTTGAAATTGTGTAACTGCTTCTGCTAAAACAGGGTGAGTTGCACTTGATGCACCTTGAAATGGTTCTGTTCTTGATTCGTATTTAAATCCTAATAAATCTAATCCTTGAGTATAAGCTTTTTCCCAATCTGATCTTGAATCTTTATATGATTGTGTATCTTGATAAAGTTCTGATCCTAATCTGTTAAGAACTTGTTCATCAACAACTTCAGCAAGGTTTGCTCCAAACTCTGTTCCTGCTGATAAATTTTTAGTAGGGTCAAAATTTATATCAACACTACCATCTTCGTTTTCTGTAACTTCAGTAGGACCTGCAGGAGTTTCTTCTACAGATTGTGCAATCTGTTCTACTTCCAATTCCCCAGGTGTAAGCTTATCTGCTACGTTTGGTAGCGACTTGTCTATTTCTGCCATTTGTTATTTTCTCCGAATTTACTGTTCTAACAGTATTATAGTTAATATTCAAGCCTTGTGGGGTTGGTCCTCTTTTAGGTGGCACTGTTAATGTTAGTCTTTTAGGTTTAATCACTAATTTAATCCTTCTTTACCTTTTTCAAGACTTTCAACACCCATTAATTTCCAATCTTTTTCATCTAAAAATTTTCTAGATTCAGAATCAAAAGTATCAAACGTTTGTCTAATTCCTCTTCCTGTTTCAGTATCTACTCTTACACTTGATACATATCTTCCAACCATTCTATCTCTTTTTGGATCCATTAAAATAATGGCATTGTTCAATGGGTCTTCCATTGGAAATAAATCTTGAGATAATTTTTCAAAATTTAATACTTCTGGAATTTCTTTATTTAAAGCATTTGCTCTATTTGAGGCATTTATATAATCAAAATTTTCTACATCTTTTTTAATATCATCTAAGATACTATGATATTCTCTAGGTAAAAGATTTTTTGATTTCTCAATATCTTCTAAAACATTTAATTGAATACTTTGATTAGTTGGATGTGTATAAGGACGTATTGCCTGTTCTTTTGCTGCTTGAGCACCTTCTGTTTTTTGAATATGAGAAGGCATAAACAATCTTTGTCTCAAACCACCTAATACATCTGTAATCATTCTTGCAAGTTTAATTGCACCTCCCCCACTTGAAAAACCAACTCTTCCTCCAGTTGCAAAATCATATTTAATTCTAGCTTGAACATTTTTATTTCCCATTTTATCTACAAGACCAAAAATTCCATAATCCAATCCATCTTTGTTATAACTATATCCACCACTTAAATATTGTGGAGTTTTTTCGAGAGACAACACTCCTGAATCTCCTTCTGGTTTATAAGATGCTTCATATTTTGTAGATCGATCTGAGGTATATGGATTAATTCCTTTTGAAATATTAAAATTAAATTTTTCATTTGCATAACCTATTTCAGGTTTTTCATTAGATAATAAAGAAGAAAAAATTTGTTTTAATTCTTTTGTTCCACCTGAAGTAATAGGTTTTCCAGTTACAGGATCCATTGGAATTGTTCTTGGATCTTCTTTAAAACCAAAATATAATCCTCGTATCCCTTCTTTTGGAACATTAGTTCCAGAAATATCTTCTTTGTTTAATGGTGGAATATATAAATCACTTTCAGGATCATCAGATCCTTCTGCAAATTTAGCTCGTCCACCTTTAGAAAATTCTTGTGAAGGTTCTGTTCCAAAATAAAATGGCCCTGTTGAAGATGGTGATTCTTTTTTTGGTTCCGGTGTTATAGCTATTGCTTGTTCATATTCTTTTTTTATTCTAGGATCTTGAAAAATATTTTTATATAAATCTTTTTTAATCTGTTCTTCTTGTTGTTGCATAATATTATTATCACCTGGAACTGTAGTTTCACTAATATCAGGAGCAGGATACAACTCTGCTATTCTTTTTCTTGTTTCTAAATTAACAAGATTATCAATTGTTTCTTTAGTAGTTTGTTTTTCTGCAGCCCAAGTAGATCCAATAATTGGAATATTAGAAATATCAAATGGATTTACACTAAATAGTTCATTAAAAAATTTACTTTGTAAACCCTGTTTACCTCCTACTTGATCAAAACTATCTATTCCTGCAGGAGGTTGTTTTTTATATTCAGTTGAAGCTTCAAATAATGTTTTTTGCATTAATGGACCTGCTGCAAGAATTTGAGCTCCAAAATTTAAAACATCTTCTGTTGATCCTTTAATTGCGCCATAGGTAAGAGCTTTTGCTGGAGAAAGACCTTTCTCTTCCATTTCAGGGGAATTAATTATTGCACCAATTAATGCGTTGATAGGTCCACCTGTAAATTTAAATGCACTATAAGCATTGGAAACAGCATCTTTTGATTTTCCAGCTAGTGTTCCTAAAAAAGTTGATTCTGAAACTTGTGCCGGAAAACTATAATATGCACCTTTGTTTATAGAAATTCTATTTTGTAAATCTCTTGTATAATTTTTAAAATCATCCCCTTTAACTATATATTTTTGTAATCCTTCTTTTTCAAAAAATTTATTACTATGATTTACATTTCTTAATATATTTTCGTATACATTTTTATTTGTTAAATCGCTTATTAAAGGAGTGTTGTCTATTAACTTTACTTTGTTACCAAATTTAAATTCTACTTCATCTAAATATCCTTGGCCTTTAACTTTTGTTTTATTATTAAAATCATCTTTTAATTTTTCTATTTTATTTTTAATTTCATTTTTAGCAGTTACATCGTTTGTTGAATTATATTCTGTAATCAATTTTCCTAAAGGTCCATCAAATTGCTCTAATTTATACATATTAAAAGCATTGGGTGCAAAACTTGCTCTTGCTAAATAATCATAAGGTAAATTAATCATATCTTTTATAAATCTTGGAACTTTATGTTCGTAAACTAAATTACCTGGGTTTTTCGCAGATCTAAATAAATTTGGATGTGTTTGATTTAAATTTTTTATTATATTTGTTCTTTGATTTTCAATTGCACCTAATTGTTTGTTTAAAAAATTTTTTCTATTATTAGAAACATTAGGATTACTTAATTCCTCTGCTATTTTTTCTTCTAAAGATTTAATATAAAGAGCTTCATTAACTTTATTTTCAAAGTTAAAGCCTTCTTGTTTTAATCCGCTTAAAAAAATTGATTCTCCTGCTTCACCTTTAATTTGTCCTTTTATAAAATCTTTACTAAAGTTTCTTAATATCTTTTGTTGTTCTGCTGGAAGTTTATTTATATCTGCCTTTTTTTGTGTAAAAAAACCATAAGCAGCATCTCTTACTTTTTCAAAATTAGGATTATTTTTTAATAAAAAGAAATCAGATAAATCATTAATTGTTTTTTCAGGTACTTTTTGTGGTCCTAGTTTTCTTCCAAATATTTCTGTTTCTCTTGGAATAAAAAATTTATTGTCTTTAAAAAATATACTTTTTGGATCTACTCCTTTTGGAGCTTCTGTATATTTTGGTTTATTAAATTCTTTAAATAAATCTTTTTGGAGTTGTTCACTTGTTTTATATTTTGGATTTTTAGATGCCTCATCTAACCAATCCATAACTTCAGTAGTATATTGTTTTTTTAATTCTGAATAATTTAATTTTGTTTTAAATACTTGTTGAAGAGCTTCATCTCTACCAATTATTTTACCAGATAATTTTTTATTTAATGTTTTTAAAAATTGATTAACTTCTTTCTGTGTAGCTGTATCAGTGTTAAATGTTTTTACACCTGCTGTTACTCTTTGCCCATCTTTATTAGTATATCTACCTGCAATATATAATTTACCATCTGGTTGTTTTCTTACTCTAACATTTGGAATTTGTTTTTTTAAAAGATTATTTTCAAAAGAAGAACCTAGTTTAAATCCTTCTCTAGTTCCTAGATCCTCGTTGCTAGCAACTGGTATCGGGGCTGTGGGTCTTAAAGAACTTACTTCTAGAGCAGCTTCGTAATCTTTTTCAGTAACTGGCTTTCTAGTGAGATAATCCATTACCTCTTTTCGTTTATAGTTACTCATTTACAATCCCATTAAATAGTTTAATCCTAATGATCCACCTTTAGCTTGTTTAGTTCTTGTAGTATTATTAATAATATTAATAATTTCTTGTGGAGACATTCCTTTTTGTTCCATCTTTATAGCTTCGTCAAGTGATGCCATTACTTCTGCTTTTCTTTGTGGGTTATCATCTATTAAAATTTTTTGTAAAAGAGCCTCATCAATTACACCTCCATATTTTTTTCTAATCATATCTTCTTCTGATACTTTTGCTTTTCTTCTAAGTGCAAATTGTAATTCTTGTAATTCTTGTGCTTCTTCAAGAGTAATATATCTTCTATCTCCAGTACTTAATACTTGATCAAATTTTTTTTGTAAAAATTTCATTCTATCTTCAGTTTGTTCGCCAGGTGCAGGATCTAGTTTACCTAGTTTATATTGTGTACGATAATATGCTTCTTCAGCTTTACTTCTTTTTAAAGCTTCCTCAGCTTCATCAACAGTTCCTTCTAACATCCATTGTTCAGAATCTCTTCCTATTGCTTCTTCGTAATCTGCAATTTCATCTTTAGTAAGTTTTCTTGATTTATTTTCTGCTGTCATAACAGGTTCTTTAGGAGGACCTACTTCTCCAGTTTTAAGATCAATTGTTTCCATAGATTTTTTAGATTTTAATTCTTTATTCACTTTATTAATTAAATCTAATATTTTTTTACCACTTCCAGTTTTAAATCCAATTCTTCCACCATTTGCATAACCATCAGATGGTTCCATACCTGTTAAATAATCAAGACCCAAAGATTGTTGTGTTCCACCTTCAATTTGTGGTGTAGTTTTTTCTGCAAGATATTCTAATCCAACTCCACCAGCAACAGCGGGAGGACCTAATTTTTTTAATACATCAGTTAAAATATCTAGTATTTTATTTCTATCTTCAGTTGCAAAGGAATCAAATTTAGTCCCTTCTGAAATAGATTTCATTTCTTCTTGAATTAATTTTCTATCTCCTGTTTTTAAATAAAAATCATAAATTTCTTTTGCAGTAGCATTATCTAATTTTTCAGAACCTTTTGGAACAATAATGCCAACTCTATTTATGGTTGCATTCTCCATCATTTTTTTAAACTCTTCTGGTTCCATATATTCTTTAATTGGTTTTTCTCTTGGTTGATAAACATTTTCCCAATTTGAACTTGTGTTTTGTTTTAAAAATTTTATTGCTTCTTGTGGACTTTCCATTCTATAAAATTTTTGTGCGTTATCAAATAAGTCTTCTAATGCAGCAGCTCCATACCATTGACTAAAATCATCAAGAACATCTTTGGCCGTCATACCCCTAATAGTATCTTCAACTTCTTTTGGAACTTTTAATCTTCCTGCATTTAAATCTGCATACATAATTTGTCTTGCAACAGCTCTAACTAAACCTTCGTCTTCAATACTTTGCATTGTTCTATAAGAACTAAAATATTCATCTAATATTTCACTTGCACTTCTTCTCTTACTTTTAGAAAATTCTTGCTCTAAATTTTTTCCAAGTCCTTCTAATTTTTTTGCAGATTGTTCTAATCGACCCGCAACAGTTGTTGGAGGATTAATGGTTCCTTGTTCTTCAGTTAATTTTTTTAAACTTTCTCCAACTACAGGTTCTTTAGTTTCCATGCTAACAACTTCTGCTTCTTTAGTCACAGTTTGTTTTGGAATAATACCTGATGACTCAAGTTTATTTCTTAATCTTCTTAAGTTTCCTTCAAAGATTAATCTCTCTGCATCATTCATCTTTGCAACTTCAGGAACAAGTTCTTTCATTTCATTGTATGCATTTACTGCAGCATTATCTGATGCTGCTTCTATATTTAAATCTGTGGAAAGATATTTTTGAAGTTTACCGCTTGGAAGACGAATAACATTTGTTCTAGTTCCAATAGTACTAGATATGGCCTTAGCCCCATACAGTGATTTAATTAAATCTAATAAACTTTTCATGTTAGTAGTAAACTTTGTTATTTCGGACTATAGGCTCATCTTTATAATCTTCTGGATGATCTATAAACCCACCTTGTCTAAATCGCATCACTGCCTGTGTCATAGAATCCACAAGGTCGTCATGATCTCCATAAGGAAATGCAGCACACTCTTCGATAACTTCTTGTGCAAAGTCTTTATCTGTTGGTGCCCATATTTGACCTGACTCAAATAAAGGTGCAACAGAGTTAACTCTACTGTGCTTATCGTTTCCTCTAGAAGGAGTATAGTTTATAACAGGAATGCCCATTTTTCGCAATTCATATGTTAGTGGTAATCCTGAAGCTTTTGCTTCAACCAATACAGTTTCTGGTTGCCAATACTGATATTGCTGATATGCTATTCTACGAAGCTCAGGAAATTCAAAACGATCTTTTACAGCATCTAGCAAAATGAGTTGAGGTCCTGAGTCTTCGTTTCTTTGAAAAACTCCCCATGTTGTTATCGCTGAATAATCGGCTGATTCTTTTTTTAAGAATGCAGTATCATAACTTTGAATTACATGTTGAAGTGGAGGAATATATTCCTTATCCCACTTCTGCCACCATTCACGTTTTATAATTGCACCTTCTTCTGAAGTTGGATTTTGCATCCATTGTGCATTCCACTTTTGTAAACTAATAGATGATTTAACACCTTCTAATTCTTCTAACTTCCAAAACTCTGGCCATACAGGTTTATTGCTTGGAAGTATTGCCGGAAATTCTATCAACTCCCATTTATCTGCTTTCATGTCTCCCGTCGCTCGCAGCAAGCTTCCAGTTAAATCTTTTGTATTCCATCTTGTCATAACCAAGACGATTGCTCCACCAGGCTGAAGTCGCTGACGTGGTCCTGATGTATACCAATCATAAGCTCGCTCTAACGCATCTATGTTCATAGCATCTTGTTCAGAATGCGGGTCATCAATAATTAATAAATCTGCACCTCGACCAGTAATTGCAGATCCAACACCGGCTGCATAATATTCTCCACCTTGTTCTGTTTCCCATTTACCAGCGGCTTGAGAATCTTCTCTAAGTCGAGTTGGAAAGATTTCTTTATACTCTGGCATGTCCATCAGTGTCTTAGCTTTACGACCAAATCTTACAGCAAGTTCTGTGGTGTGTGTTGATTGAATGATTTTTAATTTAGGTCGTCTCCCGATCATCCAAGCTGGAAGCAAGAAGCTAGCGAACTCGGACTTAGTATGCCTTGGTGGCATATTAATAATTAATCTTTTAATTTTACCTTCAGCCAACAAGTTAAATTTTTCTGCAATTTTTTTATGATGGGATCCTTCTATAAATTCTGGCCAAACACGTTTAACAAAAGACATAAAATCAGTTTGTGCTTTTTCTATGCCTCTTTTTTGTTTTGCCAATATTCCTGCTTCAATAAATTCTTTCTGAAT